ATTTAACATCAGAATATGAGAAAAAATATCAACTATCTAGAGGAGTATTTAGAGAGTGTAAGAGGTATTGGGATATGAATTTTAACTATTCAGATTTCTTATATAAAAAATGTTTCTTCTTTTCAGACAGAATAAGTGGTGTTAAAAAGGACTATTTAAAAGCTACATTTAAAGGAGCAGAACTCTTCTTTATAAAGAAAGTGGGAAGCTATCAGCTTGGTAAAATGAATAGAGCTAATGACTATAGCAAATATTATATAGATCTTTTAACATTAAGAAAACATCCAAAATCTGAATGGAGAGCACGCATCAAAGAATTTCAATATATCATGTCCCTCATCACTGCAAATGTGGTAGATCTAGATGCTTTTGAAATTCCACAAGACTGGCTAGACAATCGTAAAAAAGAAAAAGATGCTTTAAAAATAAAAATTCCTTCTTTAGGAAGAAAAACTCGCTTAGAAGGAGAAATTGTTGGTAAAAGGGCAGAAAAACTAGAAAGATTTGTTAATGGTAAGAATTCTAAATTGGTCCCAATAACATACAAATTAGAAAATTTGCATAAGCAAAAAGGAATGATTGTTTATGGAAATAATCAAGATGCTGAGAAAATAGATAAATTATATTCTGTTTTTCCAAAAAAAGTGTCTTTTGTAGTGTTTTCTGATAGAGAACTTAAGCTTTTGGAAAATGTGAACATACATAATTTAATACCATTAAACAAGTTTATGGAAGGGAAAAATAAACCATTTAAAAGAATTGTAACAGCTTATTTAATTAATAGTTTTATTAGTGAGAATAGAAGTATTTTCAGTAAAAAACAAAGACTTGAGGATGTTTCTATAGATCTTTATTCTAAAGTGAGAATGCTAGAAGATTACAAAGATAAACATTTTCAAAGAGGGTCAGATGAAATATACAAAGCTATGTTTGAAGTGGCTATACAAAATAATTTATTTGATACAGAAGTGTTTGTTATTTACAAAGAAGTAAAAGCTGTTTTTGCAAAACTTCCTTTCTTAAAGCCTCTATTTATTGAAATGAGTGGGTATTCTAATCAAGAGGGGATGCATTTAGTTTTATGCGATCTTTTCAAATATTACAAACAAAAAATAGATTGGAAAAACTACAAATTAGTGTTAAATGAAGAACCTACAGACCTTACAGAGACAATTGTAGAAGATTTAGTGGAAAATTAAATAATAAAAGGGGGATAAATTTCCCCCTTTTAATGTATATTTATGATTACAAATTTAGAGCTTTTTAAACATGTAATATATTATATGTTAGGCAATATGCCTGAGTTAGAGATGGAAGATTTTAAAATAATGTGGCAGGCTCTAGCACATAAATGGAATATCTACATTCCTGAAGAAAAATGGAATGATTTTTTAGAGAAAATTAATAATAGTGAAATTTATAATAATTATGTAAATTTTACTGAAATTTTTAACAATTATTTTTACAATTAAAAAACAAAAAACATGGGACTATTTAGTTTAGACTGGTTTAAAAGCGAAAAAACAAAACAATTAGAAGCGTTAAAATTAGAAGAGCAAAAAATTAAAAATTTATTATTTACAAAGCTTTTTACAGAAGACGAGGAACCACAATCTGTTGTAAAACCCTATTTGAATGTAAAGTTAGTGAATAGTGTACTTACAGTGGTGTTAAATGATGGTGCTATTTTAAGCAAACCAAATGCTACACAAGAAGATTTTAATAAAGTGAGAATTGTTTCTAGTGAAGAAGAAATACTACTTATTATGGGTAGCGAAGAATCATTAACTGAGAAGAGACAAAAAGAAGCAGAAATTACTAAAATGCGGGCTATTCAAAAAGGATTTTCTCTTCTTTATAAAACTAATGATTTTGATATAGTGGAGAATACAGTGTATTTAAAAGGAATCCACAGAAGTCTTCCTCAATTATTAGTGGAGAAATTTGCAGAAATAATAAACACTCAGCTGTATTATACAGGATTTGGTGATCTTCAAAAAGATTTAAGTAGTAATGAAGAATATCAATCTTTAAAGCGTTTCTTTATGTGGTGTTGCTTAAATCCAAGAGTGGAAGTGGCTAACGAACTTTATAGATTTTTGACAGAAAATAGCTTTAGAATTACAAAACAAGGGTTTTTTGTGGCTCTTAGGAATGTAGTGACGTTGCACGGAAGTAATCAACTTGTTCATTTTGTAAGCAACACTTATAATAAAGTGAAGGCTGTTTGGAAGAAAAATCCAAATGATTATACAGTGTTTTTAGAAAATGAAGAATATAAATTAGTACATAAAGACCAGCTTTATAAAAAGGTGAGATATACAACTACAGAATGTCCTTATTGTGACGGTAGTGGTATAGAATATTCAGATTTTGATGATAATGATGAAGACTGCTCACATTGCGGAGGAACAGGAGAGGCAGAAGAATACACTTACGAAACTAATGAATCTGTATTTCATGGAGAAAGAATTGGTATTTTAACTGATTTATATCTAGATCTTCCTAATATACATGAGAATAGATTTACAGATGATTGGACCAAAACATTTGATATTCGTATTGGTAGAACAGTGAGTATGCCTATGGAAGAGTGTAACTGGAGTACACAAGATTGTGCTGCTGCTGGACTACATTTTACCAGTGATCAGATTCATTATGTAGGATGTGGAGATACAAGTGTTCTTGTTCTTATCAATCCTATGAAAGTTGTAGGTATTGGTCAGCATAAAGGTAGATGTTATGAATATCTCCCAATTATGACTGTTCCTCGTGAAGAAGCAACAAAAATCCTACATGACGTGGATTTTGATACATTGGAATTAGATGAAGATTATGCAATTCGTGAGTTAGAAAACTTAGCTGATAAAGCAAAAGAGGGTTTTGTGGCAGAAACAAAAAAGTATAATTTTAATATTCCTAGTATTTCTTCTGCAGAAATAGACAATATTGTTCTTTCTTTGGACGGTATGAAGGATGAAATTTCTAAAAGAATTTCTATAGTTCAATAACCCCTTTTAAAATTGTAGCCTGAATGTACAAAATTTAGTATATTTGGGCTACATATTTTTTATATATGGCAAAGAAAAAAGCGGTTAAAAAATTATTAGAAAAACCAAGGTGTGATGGTACTATGACTGAAAGTGCTTTCTGGAGCTTTATAAGAAGTGCTCTTAGAAATAAATCTAGATGGTGGAAACCAATAACAACATGTAAACAAAAATCAAAAAGAGCCTATAAAGGTCCAAATAAAAGACAAAAATTTGAATATCAGTGTAATGAGTGTAAGGAATGGTTTGCGGATAAAAATATCCAAGTGGACCATAAAATCCCTGCAGGCTCATTAAACTGTGCTCAAGATCTTCCAGGATTTGTAGAAAGACTCTTTTGTGAAGTGGATGGTTTACAAATTTTGTGCTCCACCTGTCATAACATTAAAACACAAAAAGAAAAAAAGAAGTAATTATAATGACAACTTACATGAATTCCACGATAAGCTTTCAAACAGACTCTTTAACTTATGAATTAAGTGCAGGGTTTGATTTTGATAAAAATGCATATTATATGCCTAGTCTTTCTTTTATAAAAAATGAAGGACATATTAAAAATGAAGTGTATATAGCTTTTTGGGATAATGAGGCTTATTTAATTAAGACATTATATGAAAAAGTGTTAATACCTTGGAATAAACATAAAGCTATTTCTAATGAAGAAGCGTTTGAAGATCTTCTTAAAATAGAAGGATGCACCTTAGCAGATTTTGTATCACTGGAAAAATTAATTAAATTAGCAATAGATAAAGGATTTTTTTATGAATATTATAATAGAAATTGACAAAGAGCCTTCTTTTACAGAAGTATGGTATGAGGGTTCTGTATTTTATGGGGAAGATGAACACAAGTTTTGGCTAGTGCATCCGCAGAATAAAGACAGAAATGAGCAAGATTATGAAATAGAGGTGCGTTGGTTTTTTGCTAAAGTTCCTAGAGAAATTAGAGCAATGAGAGATCAAATTATTGAAGCATTTAAACAAACATTAAAATGATACAAGGAAATACAAAAACAGAAGCTCAATACAGAGCAGTGAAAATGGATAGCTCTTCAAGTCTTAAAGAGTTTTCTACAAATAGACGTAAATATTATAAAAAATATGTATTAAATGAACAAGTGGAAGAAGAGGATAACAAAGCCACTTCTATGGGAAAACTTGTTGAAACATTGTTATTAGAGCCCCAAGAATTTGACAAAAGATTTTATATGAGTTCTTGTGTTAGTTCTCCTACAGGCCTTATGTTAGATTTTACAGAAGCTTTGTATAAACACACAAAAACAGCTACAGATGAAAATGGAAGTGTTACAAGACCATTTGAAGAAATAGCTAAAGATGCTTATACAGATTCTGGATTTAAAATCAAATTTGACGCTGTTCTTAATAAATTTGTAGGGTCTGATGCAGAAATCTATTATAAGGAGATAAGAGAAGTGAGAAGCAAGGGACTTACAGTGGTGACAACACAAGATGTATCTAATGCTGAGAAAATTGTTGAGGAGCTTAAGACAAATGAATTCACTTCTTCTATTGTAAATCTAGTGAATAGTGCTAAATGGGGAATACACAATCAACTTCAAATAGAAGGTTATTCTGTTGAAGGGCATTTATTTAAGAGTATGATGGATAAAGTGCATATAGATCATGAACAAAAGACTATCCAGGTATATGATCTTAAATGTGTATGGGCTGTTGAAGATTTTTACAAAGAGTATTATTTATATAGAAGAGCTTATATCCAAGCATATTTATATTGGAAAGCATGTTTCCAAGTGAAAGAGTCTTTAAACTTAGAAGATTATTCTGTTGAATATCCTAAATTTATTGTATGTGATAGTACAAATTATTATAGTCCTTTAATTTATACACTAAATAAAGATGATATAGAGAAAGCTTTTAAAGGTTTTGAGCACCAAGGACGTAAATATCCTGGTGTTAAGTCTTTAATAGCAGATCTTAAATGGGCTATAGAAAATAACAAATGGAATATATCCAGAGAGAATTATATTAATAACGGGGTAGTAAATTTAGATTAATGGAGGTAAAGAAGACAATAACCAGTATATTTATTGTTCCAACGTTGGGAATAGATAAAGAAAATTTAAATGCTAATGGATTTATCAATGGATATATAAAAGATGATAGAAAAGATGTGCAGTATGAAAATGCTGTATATCTTCTATTTCATCCAAAAGATCTTTATAAATTTAAAAGTTTTTTAGATGAGGAGTATGAAAGAACAAAAAATATTTTAGATGATTATGATTATGAGGATGGGTATATTGTAGTGGTGTATTTATTAAACCCTGATTATACAAAAGATTATCAGTTAGTTAAACAAGGTAAATATTCTAAGACTTCCAAAGAATTTCAAACTCTTTTTCCAAAAATAATTAAAATTGTAAAAAATGGACTTAGAAAGGACGAAATATCCCTTCAATACAGAGTTTTTAATAAAACAGAGGATTTAAAGAAATTTTGGGAAGATAAACTTGATGTCACTTTTGACCAAGAAAATGAAATTTGGCATGGGTTTGTAGAAGAAAAAGAAGTTCTTAATTTAGATAAAATTAAACAATATGTATAATAAAGAAATTCTAAAAGAATTAATTAGAAGATATGGTGTAGAAAAAACCATAATATTCTGTGAGATGGAGAGTGTAAGAAACTCTCTACTCCAGTTAACAACTAAAGAAGAAGATGGTCCAAGTGAATTTGAATTTGAGAGGAATTGGTGGAAAGAAAATGGAGAGGAATTAAAACATACAAGAATTGCTAAAGCTTTAAATTTAAATTATGAACATGATAGAACTACTAGAAAAGTATGATAAATCAGCTATTGTTTTAAAACAATGGTTTTTAAACCAAATGCTAGAAAAAATAGATGATGCATCTATTCCAGAAGATTTTAAAGAGTTTGCTAGACAACAGAATATTAGCAACGAGACTGTGGGAAAAATATTAGATGCTCAGCCTAGAGCAGCATTTGATGTACTAGACAATCATAAAATGTTTGTAGAGATAAATATTAGTTCTTTAGGAGATGTATTCTTTTCTTATTGTATTAATAATATTAATAATACAACACATTTTAAAACAAGAAAAGAAGCAGAAAAAGAAGCTGTTTCAGAAGCTTTAAAAATGCTAAATGATATGTTATGAGAAAAATAACAGAAAAAGCTGGACAAGCTTTTAATAATGGATATAGATTTAAAAAATCTAATACAGAAGTGAGAATTGAAAATGATGGTAGTGTTTATATGTATTTATTTGGAAGAGCTATAGCCAAAAAAGAAAATGGAGAGACATTTATTTGTAATGGGAATTATAGAGCCACTGTTACCACTAGTGACAGACTTAGTGTTCTTGTGCCTGTAAGAAAAAGACAGGGACAGCTGATTGTAAAGGAAAAAGTTGTTCTAGAAGAAAAATGGTTAAATATTAATCAGATATGAAAACACTAATTATTCCAGATATACATGGGAAAAGTGTGTGGAAACAGATGATAGAAATAGAATCCCCAGATAGAATAGTCTTTCTGGGGGACTACTTTGATTCATTTGATATTCCAGGCTTAGACCAAATTCATAACTTTAAAGAAGTTATAGAGTATAAAAAGTCCGAACAATCAGAGGTCATCTTACTTATAGGTAACCATGATTATCACTATTATCCAGAAATTGGTTATAATGGAACTAGTGGGTACCAAGGTGGATTAGCTCCAAATATTAGTCAAGTTGTTAATGAAAACAGAGACCATTTACAAATGGCTTATACAATGGATCATTTTTTATTTACACATGCAGGAGTGAGTGAACATTTTATGGGAGAAATGTTTG